TCGCCTAGGAGAGGTTCGCCCCGGAGAGGTCCGCCCCGAAGAGGTTCGCCCCGGAGAGGTCCGCCCCGAAGAGGTCCGCCCCGGAGAGGTCCGCCCCGGAGAGGTTCGCCCCGGAGAGGTCCGCCCCGGAGAGGTCCGCCCCGGAGAGGTTCGCCCCGGAGAGGTTCGCCCCGGAGAGGTCCGCCCTGGATCCGCCTTCGTCTGCCAGCCATTTCTTGTGATCGGCTAGCACCTGCTGGATCTCTTCGGGGGTGTATCGTCGCATCGCCATCTTAAATCTCCTTGCTAAGCTGGTTGCGGTAGTATTGAGGATAGTGCCGCTTGGTCTCAGGGAGGTTCAACACGGTGCGGATCTCCTCGTTGCTGCGCCCGTCCTTGATCAACTGCCGGATCTGAGCGGCGGTGCCCAACTTCTTGCCCTCGATCTTCGCATCACGCTTGAGGTTTCCCTTGAGGGCATATTGCTCGGTGGGGGAGAGAACCTTCGGCACGTCCACAACGGCCTTGGTCTTGGGCTTCAGGAGGGCCAGCATGTCCTCCACATTAATGCAGAGTTTACGGCCGTTGGTATAGATGAGCTGGTTGTAGAACTCCTTCGCTACCCCGTTCTTGCGGAGGAAGCGGGTTGCGGCATCACGGTTGAGGCAGGTCTTGATGGCCATAGTAGTTCTCCTGTAAGGTGTAAGATGTCAGTTGAAAGTGAGGGTAGCAAGGGCGTCGATGCTCTCTTCGCAGTCCTTGACGATGGTAGTGGCGATGGGGGTGTCCTTTGCGGCGTGGTTCGTGATGTCAATCGCATCGACGCAGCACGCACGGAGGTAGATGTTGAGTAGGTCAGAGCGGCGGACGGTCATCGCACCATCCTCTTGGCCACGGTGTAACTTGGTGCCTGAACCACCACGAACTGGCCGAGCACCATCGACCAGATGAGGTAGGAAAGAAGAACCGCGTTGCTTTGCATGATGCTCGCTCCTGTCAGAACGCCGTAGGTGGCGTAGCATCAATGTAGCATCGTCCGTAGCGTTGTAAATCATTATTTTCAAGATTCTTTCAAGGATCTAAGTGTCAGGTCTTCTTACATCCCTGCGGGCAGGGCAGGGTGAGCCGGTTGAACCCGCGCTCCTCCACCACCCTGCCCGTGCCCTTGCAGATGGGGCAATGCCCCTCCACCGCTAGAGCCTGCACCAGTCGCGCCTGGTAGTCAGCCAGAAGCCTCGGAAAGGCATCGGGGTCACCGCCCACATCCGGGTGGATAACCAACAGTCGGTCATGCCACCAGGCCTTGAGCTCAGCAGAGGTCACTACAACCCTCGCACCTGGTCGAGCACATCGAAGTAACCTGCGCCGTCCACGGCATTGTCGCGTTTGGGGCTACCCGTATCGCGGGCGATCTTGAGCAGCACCATGGCGACGGCCAGGTCCTCGGCGGTCACGTCTGCGAGCCCCGGCCGTCCGGTCGCGCGGCACATATCACGCCACCGACTGAAGTTGTCAGCGGGGCTGCCGTATGCCGCCTGCCGAGGCCCATTGACCAAGGACTCGGCCTCAGTAAGGACTGATTTTCTTTGCTTCGCCACGTTACACCGCCTTGTCCTGCTTCCGCAAGAGGTCGTTGATGAACACCAGCAGGTCATCCTTCTGGGTCTCGATGACGGCGGTATCGATGACCACATCCTTCTTGTTGAGACCGAAGACGGTCATCAACTCTTCGCGGGTTGTCTTGGCATCGGCCGCGGTGCCGGCATAGCGGATACCAACCGGTCGTGCGTCCTTACCTAAGGCCTTGACGGTGTAGCAACGCATGGATGCTCCTTGAAAAACTCCGCCGCTCATCAGGTTCTCGCCTTGGGCACAACCCAACGAGCGGCGGAGTGAGTGGCCAGGACCTACTCGGCGGCGGCCAGCTTGGCTTCAAACTTGCCGATCTTGGTGGCGAGAGCACCGTCGATCTTCTGCAGCTTGGCCAGCTCGCGGGCATTGAGCTTCCGGTCCTTGTTGAGTTCCTTCAGCTTGGTCTTGGTTTCCTTGATGTCGATGGCCACGTAGGCCTCCTTGTGGTTGAGACGGCACACGGTCCGTCGGTGGGTCTATTATAAACCAAGAAAACCGTCATTTTTACGAATTATTTAACGGTTTTGAGATACCTTTGGGCTCGGTCCTGTGATGCGTTCCGCCAAAGTTCCTGGTTCCTGATAGCGAGGTAACGCGACCGCCGCCCACTCGGATCTACGATGATCATGTTCTTGCATGCCTGCACCGCGCCCGCCTTGCGGAGCATCTTTGTCATGTAATTCTTGCTGGTTGGCTTCGCGGGATTATGGTGGTATTCAAAATGGGCCACAGCTTGGGTTGAGGTAATAAGGTCGCAGGTCGGTGTCCCAGGTAGCAGGGCTAGTTCCGGTTCTGTGATGAGTTGTCGGCACCATGTGAGGATGTCTGGTGCTGTGGCCTCGATCATGGCGCGCTTCGCCTGGGTTACAGGCGGCCGGTCAAATGGTTCAAAGCTCCCTAGGTCCACCTGGTGCAGGAGATAGTAGAAAAGGTTGGGGCCGGCAAGTGGGTCCTTCTTTAACCAGTTGCTGATCTTAGCGTAGAAAGCATGCTCACGTGGTTGGGCCGGACCTTCATGCACGAAGTAACGACGGTCTTTGTCGTCCATCGTAAAGGCATCTGCATCGTTCGAGGCAAAGAGAAAGTTGGCGCAGACCACGAGCTCGAACTTTTTGTCATACTTCTCATTGATCATCGCCGTCTCAGATGTGATAAGACCCTTGAGCTTGGCTGCATATTTACGGTGCTCTGACCCAGTTGCCTCATCCCCAAAGATGAACTGTCGATGGGCCAACCAACTGTTGAACGGGCTCTCAAGTTCATCCTGACCAATCTTAAGGAAGTTCTGGCCGTAGACAAGGCTGAGACCGTGGGCCAGCAGACCCTTACCGATGCCCTCCTCGCCATGCAGCACCACGGCCGATGCCAACTTGGTGCCTGGGTGTTGGATGGGATAGGCGCACCAGCGGATGAACCATAGTTTCTCGGCCTCCGTGGCCCCAGTAAAAAGAAAATCGACCAGATCTAAGAACGGTTTCACGTCTCCTTTGACCGGGCTGCAGCCCCAACCACCCCAAAGATTCCATCTGCCGTAGGGGTCCCCCTCCGTTTCGATGATCCGCGGTTCACCTGGCAGGTAGGTAAGACTGGAGACCGCAGCTCGTAGAGGCCAGTGAATCCACTCCTTGGCAGCAGAGACAGCCTTCTGCTTGATGCGCCCCTCGTCGTCAAGTTCTTGCATCACGCAACTGAGGGTCGCTTCGATAGCATTCACGAATGGGGTTGGTTGGATAGCATCGATTCCAGGGCCTTGGCGATTGAGCACGTAGCCGCCACGATTCACAAAGACATACCGGTCATTGAGGGCCCATAAAGGCCTTGAGTAGCCTAAGTGCTGACTGCCGTCAAGGATATTGATAAGTTGCTGCTTCCCACCTGGTCGGACAAGAAGATCGTCGAGACCTATCTTGTCGTCGCCGTCTGCTGGGATGAACCCAACTTTAACGACAGCACCTTCACCTGTCAGCAACTTGGTCAAAGCATTCACAGCGGCGCAGACGTTATCGTTGGTCCTAAGATCCGAGTCGAACAGAATGACCACCTCACGCCTGGCCCAGTTCACGAGTTCAAGGCTGGGGACCATGCCGCAGCCGAACCTCGTGCTACGGAAGGACCAGACACCACCAAGGCCTATGGTCGGGAACCCTTCTTTACAGGCCTTGGCGGCCTTGAGTTCGCCCTCGGTAATGATGAGTTTAATATTGATGTCGTTGACGACCTTAAGCCAGTCGATGTTGGTGGGGTAGTAAGCAGCCGGCGGCAGGTTGGGCGGGCCGATGTATCTAAGTTGCTTCTCCACCTGGCCACCGAATCCAGCGGCACCACCTAAGAACCTCGCACGACTAGCGGGTGGGAACTTGGGTTGGTGGGTGAGTGGCTGACCCGTGATGGGGTGGATATAATTGAACAGTAAAGTTGGTCGCTGGTCCTTGGGCTTGCCGTAAACGTCTGGAAGTTGACCGGCTTCAAGAATATCAATATGAAGTAGATCCGCATCGACGAGGGTAAGACCTGAGGAGGCTAGTTTCTCCTCCGCTAGGATCATGGTGGCAGAGGCGCGATTTGAATGACCGTTGACCTTACGGATTGGGGTCTTAACGGCCATTGGGCGCCGTCCTTCCGCGCGTAACGATGACGATCTTGCCCTCAAAGGTTCTTTTGAAATTACCGCCGCCGCCGGCAAAGTATTGACGAAGCGTGCTGATACTTAGATTGAGGTGTTGGGCAAGTTCTTCGTAACTGTCAACGACCACCTCGGTGTCCTGGCCGTCCTCGGTGGTGAGCACCTGGAATCGCTGAGATTCGCGATATTTGTCCCAATGACGACGGGCGCCATCGTTCTTCTTGGGTCTCTGCCCTTCATCTGGGATGAACGGACCAGTGGCCGCAGGGGTAGGCGGTTTGGATCGGTGCTTGCCCATAGATTACCTCGAGGCATTCGATATTATTATAAATACAGACCCGGGTAAACCGCGGAAATACGGAAAACCGACTTGACGCAGGCCATGATGCAACCCGCGCGTAAGCGCCAAATCGGCCTGCCGCACATACGTATGTGTGCGTGTGCATGTAGGTAGGGCTCCGCGATGTAACCAGGGACATGGTTGCACACATCCATGCACACATGCACACATGCACACATACTTCCAAAACCCTTATATATTATCTATTTTTATACTACTATATTACTTACTTTTTCTCTAATTAGAATAGAGAAAAGATTGTGCATATGTGTAGAACTGTATCTATCTACTTTTTTTTCACTACTTACGCATGCACAGCATCGTTTTGGATATGTGCTTGTAGATGACCCAAGTTGTGCATGCACACCCATCAAAGCGTGCAAGGACCACGTTCTAGGTGACTCTACAACATTGTGCTAAGCTCACAAAGGTGTTTACACGCGTGGTCATTTGGTGTAGGCGCGACATAGAATTAAGTGATAACGAGGTATTACCATGAGCCCTAAACCACCGAAGAAAACTGAGCCCGTTGCGCTGCCGCCAAAGCGACGGGGACACGCGCAGAAGGTTACGTCTGATCCCGGCAAACGAGGTCCTGCGAAGGGAAGCTACATTCAACCCAAGATCAGCGAAGAGCGGTGGGGAATCCTGCTTGAGGAACTCACCCACCACGCCAACCGCGTCATGGCTTGTGAAAAGTCCGGCATCAGTATCAAATCAGACTACGACCGCCGCCACTTCGATCCCGTCTACAAGGCCGCCAATGAGGAGGCCATGAAGTGTGGCATCGAGGCGCTTGAGGCTGAGGCACACAGACGCGCCCACCAGGGAGTCGACGAACCTATCTACCAGGGTGGTGCGCTCGTTGGCACCAAGCGCGTGTATAGCAACACGCTCATTGCCTTCCTGCTTTCTGCTAACTGCCCTGACAAATATCGGCAGCGCACTGAGAACATCAACATGAACATGAACCTCGATCTTGCTGACCGCCTCGCTAAGGCGCGTAAGCGGAAGGACGAGGATCAATCATGACTGACTACCTGCAGCTTGAAGAGGAGCTCATTGACCTGGTGATGGACTGCCGGGCCGATCCGCTCGCCTTCGTGCTGTTGGCATTCCCATGGGGCGAGAATGGAGAACTCGAGAAGTTCCCTGACGGACCCGACGACTGGCAGCGCGATATTCTCAATGACATCAAGATGGGGCTGCTCACCCCCACCGAGGCGATTCAGGAGGCGGTGGCATCGGGTCACGGCATTGGCAAATCTGCTTTGGTGGCGTGGATCATCTATTGGGCAATGTCTACGATGGAGGATACCAAGGGCATCGTCACCGCGAACACTGAGACCCAGTTGAAAACAAAGACCTGGTCAGAACTTGCCAAGTGGCATCGCCTCGCCATCAACCGCCATTGGTTCGAGTTCACCGCCACGGCCTTGTTCAGCACCACCAAGGACCATGACAAGACCTGGCGCGTGGACATGGTGCCTTGGTCTGAGCGCAACACTGAGGCGTTCGCAGGACTCCACAACAAAGGCAAGCGTGTCTTGCTTGTCTTCGACGAAGCTTCGGCCATTCCTGATGGCATCTGGGAGGTTGCTGAGGGCGCCCTGACTGATGAGGGCACGCAGATTATCTGGTGCGCGTTCGGCAACCCCACCAGAAGCCGCGGTCGCTTCCGCGAATGTTTTGGCCGCTTCAAGCACCGGTGGAATACCAGGCAGATCGATAGCCGCACGGCGCGCATGACGAACAAGACGCAGCTGCAGGCGTGGCTTGACGACTATGGGATTGAGTCTGACTTCGCTAAGATCCGCGTGCTTGGTCAGTTCCCATCCGCAGACGTGAACGCGTTGCTCACCGCTGCTGAGGTCGATGCCGCAATGGCGCGGGTCTACAAGAAGGGGCAGTTCGAGTTCGCCGCCAAGATCCTTGGTGTGGATGTGGCGCGCCAAGGACTGGACGACTCCGTCATCGCGCATCGGCATGGGAATGTGCTCTTCCCATTGAAACCTATGCACATCCCAGACTCTGTGCTTGTCGCCCAGCAGGTGGCGCAGGAGCAGGATGCCGCCCAAGATGACGCCACGTTCGTGGATGCGACGGGTGGATACGGCGCAGGCGTGGTCGATTGCCTGCGCACCACAATGAATCGTCAATGCACAGAGGTCTACTTCTCCGGCCGCAGCAACGACCATCACTACTTCAACAAGCGCTCTGAGATGATCTTTGAGATGGCGAAGTGGGTGAAGGCGGGCGGCTCGATCCCCAAGGGCGAGACCATGCTGCGCGACGAACTACTCGCCATCACCTACAGCTACAACGGGGACAAGCTCAAGATCAACGAGAAGGAGGAGGTGCGTGAAGAACTCGGTCGCTCACCTGACCGTGCTGACGCCGTCGCCCTTACGTTCGCCTTTCCCGTAGCACCAGGCAGGCGTGATGACTTCGGTTTTCCTGTTCAAACTAAGCACCAGGATTCTGGCGCCTACGATCCATTCGCGATGAAGGAGTAACCATGTGCCTTGGTGGACCGAGCATCCCATCTGCCACACCGCCACCTGCAGCGGCGACCCCATCAGACCCGGCGGTTGTGGCCGCCATCGATCGTGACCGGCAGCGTCGTGCTGCAATGGGTGGTCGCCAGTCGACCATCCTAGCCGGTGGGTTCAACGCTGCTTCATCCACGGCACCTAAGACCGTGTTGGGGGCCTGACATGGCGATGTCTGAGCGTGACCACTACAACCAGCGACTGAGCGCGTTCAAGACCGAGTTCTCTACTTGGCAGCGTCATTACATGGACATTGCTGACTACCTATTGCCGCGTGCTTCACGGTTCCTCGTTTTTGACCGCAACCAAGGCAACAAGCGGAATCCAAAGATCAACGACTGTACCGCTACCCTCGCGAGTCGCGTGCTCAGTGCTGGGTTCATGTCATCTGCGACCAACCCTACGAAGCCGTGGTTCCAATACAAGACTGAGGATCCTGACCTGAACAAGTGGCACAAAACGCGTGCCTACCTCGACACCGTGCGCAAGGCGGTCTCGGGTGTGATGCTTAAGTCGAACCTCTACACGGTTCTGCCCATGGTCTACCAGGACATCAGTGGGTTCGCCACCTCTGCCTTCGAGATCTTTAAGGACGACCAGACTACCGCACGTTGCTACCACTACCCGGTTGGCAGCTACTACCTGGGTCTCAGTGGTCGGTTGATGGTGGACTCAATCTACCGCAACTTTCAGATGACCACGAGCCAGTTGGTTGGGATGTTTGGCTACAACCAATGCAGCCTCGAGGTGCGTGGTCAGTATGACACCGGCGCCTACGACCAATGGCACACGGTTGTCCGCGTGATGGAACCCAACCCCGACTACCAACCTGGATCCATCACCAAGAAACCCATGCGCTCGATTTATTACGAGCAGGGTAGCGAACCGGACAAGTATCTTCGCAAGGCTGGGTTCGACAGCAATCCGCTCATCGCGCCTCGATGGGAGGTCACGGGTGAGGACAGCTACGGTTCCAACTGCCCAGGCATGGTGGCGCTTGGTGACATCATGGCTCTGCAACTTGAGCAGCGTCGCAAGGTCACAGTCATTGACAAACACGTGAACCCGCCCACCTCAGCACCTACCTCACTTGAGAAGAAGGGCACCGGTGTTTCCAACCTGCCTGGCGGTGTCACCTACATCGACGTGATGACTGGACAACAGGGGATCCAGACGACCTACCAGACCCAACTTGGTGGAATGCAGTATCTGCTTGAGGACATCCGCGAGGTTCAGGGTCGCATTGACAGTGCCTTCTACAAGGATCTGTTCTTGCTCGTGTCCAGTCTCGACCGCGAAGCAACCGCCACGGAGATCATGGCGAGGCAGGAAGAAAAACTGCTGGCACTTGGGCCCGCCTACCTGCGACTCAACGACGAGGCGCTTGACCCGATCGTCGGGCGATACACGCAGATCGTGACCGACAAGAGTCGTCCGTATTGGGAGGGCAGGCTCAACGGATCACCCATCATCCCGCCGCCTCCACCGGAACTCGTTGGCAAGAACCTGATGATCGAATACATCAGCCCCATGAGCCAGGCGATGAAGGCGATCGGGATCAACAGTATCGAACGGACCATGACCTTCGCGGGTGGTCTTATGCAGGAGTTTCCTGAGATTCGTGACAACTTCAATGCGGACAACGTCATCACCGTCTACTCAGACATGAACGGCACACCACCTGAACTCTTTAATGATGAAGCGGTTCGTGATCAGATCCGTGCCGCGCGCGCCCAACAGGCACAGGCTGAAGCTGCCTCACAACAAGCCGCATCCGCCGCCAACACCGCCAAGACCCTCAGCCAGTCCAACGTCTCTGACAACAATGCGCTGGCACAGCTGCTCGGCCGGATGCAGACCCCACAGCAGGCAGCTCCTGGAGGTGGCGCATGACGCCAGGTGGAAACACTCCTATCATTCCTGAGGACTATGATGGATATGATGACGCGTTCAGTAGCATGCTACATGGCAACCGTCGACGCTGGCACGTCAACAAAAGCATCGACCTGGGCAACCTGTTGATCATGCTCGGGATGCTCATCTCCGCGTTGATGTGGTTGCTTGGGCGCCTCAATACGCAGGACCTGAAGATCAGCTCCGTGGACGAGGCGGTCAAGCAGGAGAAGATGATCAATGAGCGCCAGGACGTCGACGCCCGTTCCAGCATGGGGTTAGTCAACCGCAAGCTTGACAACCTGGACGACAAGGTCACGCGGATCTTGGAGCGGGGGCAGAAGCGATGAGCGGCAAGGTTGAGGTCGTCCTGAGGATGCCCGCCCCACCGGTGGAACCTAGCAAATTCGATGCTGGTGATGTTAAGTCGGTGAAGCAGCGCAAGACCCAGGGTCTCACCGAGCAGCAGCGCACCAACAATGACATGCTGGCCGTCCTTGCCCTGCCTGAAGGACGCAGGTTGCTTTACCGCCTGATTGGGATGTGCCGCACCCACCAGGATCCGTTCAACACGAACGCTCTGACCATGGCGCGACTGACGGGTGAGGCCGCCATTGGTAACAGGATCATCGAGGAGATTGCCTTCGCTGATCCAAAGGCTTACGCCCAAATGCAACTTGAGGACCTTTCCAACAAGGAGGCAGCCAATGGCTGACGAAACAACCACCACCGGGAACACACAAACTACCGGTGACACCGCGACCGACCAGGCCGCATCGCTCTTTCCCGACCAGGGGAAGACGCCAGAAACCACGGTCAAGACTGACGAGGTGAAGGTCGAAGACAAACTCGTTGATGACACGGGTGCGAAGGTTGAAGAAACCAAGGGCGACGAGCAGACCAAGTCGGATGCGAAATCCGTGGTGCCTGAGACCTACGACATCAAGGCTCCTGAGGGTGTGACGATTGATGCCGATGCGTTGGCCGCGATCAGTCCTGTCCTCAAGGAGTTAGGCATCACGAATGAAGGTGCTCAGAAGCTGGCCGACGCCCAGGTCGCCATGAACCAAGCCGCGGCTGCTAAGCAGACCGAGGCGTGGCTCGAGGCATCGAAGACTGACAAGGAGATCGGTGGCAAGCAGTGGGAAGCGACGCAGAAACTGGCTCAGGCCGGGTTCGCCAAGTGGTCCACGCCTGAGTTCAAAGCCTTCGTGGAGTTGACGGGATTGGGCAACCATCCTGAGTTTCTCCGCACCTTCGCCAAGCTTGGGAAGGCCGGTCAAGAAGACACCCCTGTGGCAGGCGGACCGATCAGTGAGACTGATCATGCTTCCGTCCTGTTCCCCAACATGAACAAGTCCTAAGGAGCCATCATCATGGCAACCCTTACCAACAACTTCCCCACGCTTCTCGACGTGGCCAAACGGACCGGAGGTGACGGTCGAATCGGCGTCGTCGCTGAGATCCTCAACGGGGTCAACCCGGTCCTCGACTACATGGCCTATGTCCAGGGTAACCTGCCTACCGGCCACAAGTCCATCGTCCGCACCTACCTGCCCACGGTCAACTTCCGCAAGCTCTACGGCGTCGTCGCGTCGGACAAGAGCGAGACGATCCCTGTGATCGACTCCTGCGGTATGCTTGAAGCCTATGCCGCCATCGACAAGGCCTTGGCCGACTTGAACGGAAACACCGCCGCCTTCCGCCTCTCTGAGGATAAGGCGTTCATCGAGGCCATGGGTCAGAAGGCCGTGAGCACCCTGTTCTACGGCAATGAGAACCTTGTGCCCGAAAGTTTCACGGGGTTCACACCTCGCTACAACAGCAAGACTGCCCCCAATGCTGAGAACCTTCTCGACGGTGGTGGTCTCAACGGTCAGACGGACTGCATGTCGATCTGGCTACTCGGTTTCGCGCCTGACAAGACCTACGGCATCTACCCCAAGGGCAGCCAGGCTGGTCTGCAGGTTGAGGACAAGGGCCAGATGACCCTGCAGAACTTCAATGGTGGCACCGGTTTCATGGAAGGTTACCTCAGCCACTACCGTTGGGACCTTGGTCTCACCGTGCAGGACTGGCGCTACAACGTCCGCATCCACTCGATCGACAGTTCGCTCCTGACCGCTGACCTCAGCACCGGCGCGGACCTCGTCAACCTCATGGTGCAGGCCGAGGAACTCATCCCCAACCTGGGCGCCTGCCGCCCTGTGTTCTGCATGAACCGCAAGGCCCTCACCTTCCTGCGACTTCAGAAGTTGAAGAAGGTCGCCTACAACCTCACTGAGGAGACCGTTGGTGGCAAGCATGTCACCATGTTCGATGGCATTCCCGTGCTTCGCACGGATGCCCTCCTCTCCACCGAAACCAGCCTGAACTAAGGAGAGGCCAACATGATCCTCGACAAGCTCGGAAACTTCTGCGCTGGCGTCACCCCCAACGGTGGTGGCGCCGGTCTCTACCTCATTGGTGACGTTATCGACCTTCGCACCACGAAGGACTACCCCGGTAACGACAGCGACATCTACTTCGTGGCGGTCATCAAGGCGGACCTTACGGGCGCGGGCAGCTCCATCAGCATCGAGCTCGCTAGTGACAGCCAGGCCGCCATCGCGGTTGATGGTAGCCAGACCACGCTCTTCATCAGCCAGACCATCGCCCTCGCCAACGCGAAGGCCGGCACGCGGATCTGCGCCGTGCAGCTCCCTCAGGCTACCTATGAGCAGTTCCTCGGCGTTATCCAGCACACCATCGGTGCCGCCATCACCGGTGGTTCGTTGGACTGCTTCCTGACCAACGATCCCAACCAGTGGACCGCCACCGCCGCGCTGATCTAGGCGACTGAACCATGACTACACCACCCTCGTTTCGGATCCCACAAGCCGACTGAGGTCGACGGGCTAAGCCCGATCCTGACCTGAAACGAGGGTGGTCGGTCTTTCAAGGAGACACGACATGACAAAGCTCAATGACATCAAAGAAGAGGCACTTGTCGAGGTGCGGGTGCTGCGAACCTGTTTCCATGACGGCGGCATGCGCATGCGCGGTGACATCCTGCACGTGGTCGAAAGTCTGGCGGACAAGACCCTCAACTGGGCGCGCGCCCACGAGGTGCCACCTGATGAACCAGTGAGCAAGGTTCAGGAACCGACCACCCTCAGTGAGTTGGCGGCCTCTGAGCAGAAGAACACCAAGGCCAAGAACTGGAAGCAGTAACAGGAGGCTCGGATGGCGGCACAGGTGGATGTCTTCAATATGGCGTTGGCGCGGTGTGGTGTGTTCAACGCACCCAACAACACGTTCGCCACTGTCCAGGATGTCAAGGAACAAACCAAGGAGGCAATGGTCTGCCGTCTGTTCTATGACATGATCCTGGACTACGTGCTGATGTCCGCTCCATGGACCTTTGCCACCACCCGGTTGCTGCTCACCGACAAGGGAACCCCGCCCGCCAACTGGCATTACCGTTACGCCTACCCGTCTGACTGCCTCAACGCACGATACATCACCTACCCTGGGCTTCGCAACCCGCGCGAAGACATGAAGATCCCGTTCCAGATTGGAACAGATGGCACCGCGCGGGAGATCTACACGGATATGGAGACGCCTGAGTTGGTCTACACGGCCCGGGTTGTTGACCTCAACCTGTGGGGACCCATGGCCACGTCTGCCCTGGCCTACCGTCTTGGTGCTGAGATCAGCACACCTCTGTCCTTGAAGCCCGATGTGGCCACCAACCTCATGGGTGGGTTCTACCGTGAACTCAGCATCGCTTCTGCGGAGATGATGAACGAAGGACAGGGTGACGTGCAGCCAATGAGCGAGTTGCTCGCCATCCGTGGTCTTACCGGCCCGCTCCCGCCCGACGGCCTCACCGATCAGTATGGGGTGCTGCGATGAGTCTGTCCCTGATCCAAGCATCCCTGTCAGGGGGTGAGTTGCCGCCGACCCTCTACGGGATGGTGGATCTGGCGTGGTATAAGAACAGCCTCAAGACCTGCTACAACACGATCGTGAAACCTTACGGCGGTGTCATGAACCGGTCAGGGTCGCGCTACGTGTGCGAGGTCAAGAATGATGGTGCGGCGCGGGTCATGCCGTTCAGTTTCAACAACCAGCAGACCTATGTGGTTGAGGTTGGCGTTGGGTATCTGCGCATCGTAAGTAATGGTGTCCAGCAGACGGTGAGCAATGTGGCTACCACTGCATGGTTGACCGCTACGAACTACGCACTCGCTGACTATGTCATGCAGGCCAACGTGATCTACTACTGTTTGGTGCCGCATGTCTCAGGCACCTTTGCCACGGACCTGGCCGCGGGCAACTGGTATGCTTTGACGATGCTTCAACCCGGTGGCACCGGTATTCTTGAGCTGAAGACGTCCTACACCGCGCCTCAACAGACCACCATCAAACGCACGCAGTCCGCAGATGTGATGACCTTCGTGCAACCGCAGACACCACCGTCTCAGTTGAGTCGCTACTCTGACGTCAAATGGACCTTCCAACCGCAGACGTTGAACTCAGGTCCATTCCAAGATGTGAACGTTGACAAGACCAGTTCAGTTTGGTCCTCAGCCAACGTGGGCACGGTGACACTCACGGCCAACAAGGCGATCTTCAACTCGACTCAGATTGGTCAACTTTTCTACCTTGAGCAGAAGGATTTCGGTCAGGCGTGGGAACCTGGTAAGGTCGTGGCGATCAATGATGTGCGGCGTGCGAACGGTAATTATTACAAGGCGCTTACTGCTGGGACCACAGGGACCAACATCCCGATCGGCACTGAAGACCGGTGGAATGACGGTGGTGTAGACTGGGTTTATCTGCATAATGGGTTTGGTGTGGCTAAAATCACGGCCACTGCAGTTGGTGGGTTATCGGCTACGGCGGACGTGATGAGCCGTCTGCCCGACGGCACCACAAGTGCTGGGTTCGCCGGGTCCATCAACATCACGGCGCGTAGTGCGGACGTCGCTGGCAACACTCTCGGAACAGCCGTAGCGCACGGTCTTACGGTCGGTCTTTACGGCACCACATTGGCAACCTTCTACGATACAGCATTTGGCGTTTATCTTCCATACACAACGAGTTTCTCTGTGGTGGACGCGAATACGATCCTGTTTGCCTGGCCCTACACAAGTCATCTTCAAGTGAGTAGCTTCAAGCCACCTGTTGGAACCGTTGGTTCAGCGTCCTACAAGTGGGCATTCGGCGCGTTCGGTGATTCATCTATTGGTGGTCCTGGGTATCCGTCTGCGGTGACCTACTACCAGCAGCGTCTTTGCTTTGCCGGCACGCCCCTGGCACCTGACACTATCTGGACCAGCAATACAAACGATTATTCCAACTTCAATGAGACGAACCCCATCCTTGACACCGATTCGGTCGTCTTCACGATGGGGAGTTCAGAGGTCAACCAGATCAAGTCCATGGTCCAGATCGGTAAGTTGCTGGTGTTGACCACCGGATCGGTGTGGGTCACTGGCACCGGGCAGGCGACTGATGTGCTCACTCCATCGAATGTGAGTGTGAAGTTGCAGGGTTACGACGGTGCCTCAGATCTACCTCCCATCGGCATCGGCATGGTAACCCTCTACGTGGAGAACAAGGGCCAAGTTGTTCATGACCTCTCTTACCAGTGGGCAAGCGACAGTTACACAGGCGACAACCTTACGGCTAAGGGGTCGCATCTGATCGATGGTCACTACATCGTCGACTGGACCTTTCAAAGGGCTCCTCTCCATTGCGCATGGATGGTGCGTGACGACGGGGTGTTGCTTGGCCTGACCTACCTACGTGAGCAGCAGGTAGTCGCGTGGCACTGGCATGCCACCCAAGGTTTCTATGAGTCAGTGTGCTGCGTGAGTGAAGGCCAGGAGGACGTCCTCTACGCCGTGGTGCGTCGTGTCATCAATGGTGTGACCAAGCGGTTCATCGAACGGTTCGACACTCGCATCGTGACCGACATCCGTGACGGGTTCTTCGTGGATTGTGGCACGACCTGGGACGGCCGTCGGTCCAGCAACACCACCTGGTCCTCCACCATGACACTGTCTGGTGGCACGACCTGGGACAACGTCGACCTTGGTCTTACCATCACCGGTAGCATCGCGGTCACGGTGCCATTCAGCGGAAGTCTCGCCGCGGTAGGTGACGTCATTGTCCTCATCTCGCCCACCGACGGACTGCCCATTCGCTGCACCATTACCAGCCTCGTGGACAACTACAACGCACATTGCACCGTCGATCGCACCATCCCCGCGGCCGACCGGAACGTGGCCGTAGGAACCTGGGGTCTGGCAAAGGCTAAGGTAGTGGCATCATGGCTCATCGGAGAGACCCTGGACATACTGGGTGACGGCGAGGAGTATGCCCAGCAGGTAGTAGCGGGGGACGGGACCATCACCATGACACCACCTGCTGTGGTGGTGCAGTATGGGCTACCCTTCTACTCAGACGTAGAGACCTTGGCTATCGCGCCTCAGACGCCTGGTGAGACCATGCGCGACAAGATGAAGTTGGTCACGACCCTGCGCGTGGTGGTGAATGAGAGTCGCACCTTCTGGGCAGGACCTGACGCAAACCACCTGCTCAAGCAGAAGACGCGGTTCGTATCGGACAACTTCACCGCGCCCAACGTGATGACGGACCTGGTGGATCTGCGGATTAACTCGACGTGGGATAAGAACGGCACGACCTTGATCCGCCATACCGGTCCTACACCCTTCGGTCTTTCGGCCATCATCCCGGAGGTGTCCTTTGGTGGAGCGTAGAATCGACATCCTCCCCGCTACCCCTGAGTTGCTTGCGGCCGTGGCGATCAATACCCGTGAGGCGGACATTGCTGAACTGTGGGCAGCGGGTCGCATGACACCTGAACAGGCGCTTGACATGGGTGATCGCTTCTCCAACGCCCTCGTTGCTGTGGTGGACGGTGAACCGATCTGTGCCTTCGGGGTTACACCCATCTCCGCGGCCACTGGACTGGGTGCCCCATGGTTGGTCGGAACCACGCGACTGGACCGTTATGCAACGATGTTCATCCGTCGATGCCGGCCAAGTCTACAGGCTGTGCTGGGCGATTGGTTGAACCTGGTCAACTACGTCGATGCGCGCAATGCGCGTGCCATCCGTTGGCTCAGTTGGCTCGGCTTCACGATCCACCCGACGATACCTTACGGACCCTTCAATCTCCCCTTCCACCCATTCACCTTGGAGGGCCACCATGTGTAGCCCACTTGCCGTCATGGCCGTAGGCACGGTCATCAGTGCCGCCGGTCAATACCAGCAGGGTCAGACCCAGCAGGCAATCGATAACCGCAACGCCATGGTCGCCAACTACCAGGCATCTGATGCACTGGTGCGAGGATCTTCTGCTGAGCAGATCCAGCAGTCGAAGGTGCGACAGTTGGTCGCCTCACAGACCGCGGCGGCGGGAGCAAGCGGTGCAGCGGTGGAGTCACAGAGTTTCGGCAAGGTGATCGACCAAACGAATGAGATGGGGACTGTCGATGCCTTGACCCTCCGAACCAACGCTCTACGTGAAGCGTGGGGTTACAAGAACCAAGCCGCTGGTCTTGGTTACGCTGGTGATGCTGCAGCGTTGATGGGCACGACCGGTGCCATTGGCACGGCCCTCACCGGGTTCGGATCCGCCTACAATACCTCGTCTACGGGGTCTGGTAAGAAGGGGAAGTGATGCCGCAACTTCCGGTCTACGATACGCCCAAGATTCAATCTCAAGGTGCCCCTGGCGGGATGCTCAACGTGCAGGCGCCGAACCCAGGTGCGGCAATCGGTCAGGGACTTTCTAATCTCGGGCGCGACATGTCAGAGGTCCAGTTCCGTGCTGACAACGCGGTATCCGAGAATACCCTCTACAAGTATCTTGAGTTTCAGAACACCACACTAGGAAACCTTGGTCAGGTCCACGGTGAGGCGGCCCTCAAGCCGGACCCTAACACCGGTTTGACCCCCGACCAGGCGGCCATGCAGGCCTTGAAGGACAAGCAAGACGAACTGTCCAAGGACCTGAGTGGCGGGGCACAACGACTCTTCACCGCCAAGGTCATGCCTCACTATACGCAGTTCGAAGCGCAGGCCCAAGCGCATCTCAACCACGAGACTGATGTGTTCCACATGGACACAGTGATCGGAACCTCCAAGGTTTCGGCGCAGGCGGCCGCGTTAGACCCGTCCACGGAGATCGTCAACAGCACCAACGTGCAGACCACTGAGACCGCCGCGGCTCTGGAGGCTGAACGACAGGGCAAGACGGGTGACGCCAAGACCGCGTTCGTCACGCAACTCACGTCTCCCGTGGTCAGCGCCACTGTCACGGCCGCTCTTCAGAAGGGATTGGCCCCGACGGCGCAAGCCTACTTGGAAAAGAACAAGAACCTTGTCACCGCCCAGGACTATGAACGGTTGACATCGGTCACCAAAACTGGTAATGACAACCTTGCCGCCCTTGCCGCAGCGGATGACGTGGTCAAGCAGACTACCAACCCCGATGGGTCCATCAGGATCGCCGATGCAAACAGCATCCTGACGGACAGGGTTAGGAGTGGGGGTCTTACGCCCGAGCAGAAGACGCTGGCCGAGGCTGAGCTCAAGGACCGAGTGAATCTGCACTCAGCGCAGACGGAGCAGCAGGTGTCTACCAATTCTGATGCGAGTTTCGGGATCTGGAATAAGACCCACAGCATCGGGTCCGTGACCACATCGCAACCATACCTCTCAATGCCTCAGAAGATGCAGGCATCGATGCTGGACTACATGAAGCGCGAGCAGATCGAGCGGGCCGTCCCTACCGATCCCGCGACCATCTCCGCCCAGCGGGTTGCCTACTGGAAACTGATGACTGACCCCAACGTGCTGAGTTTGACCGACAGCCAGGTGCGGGCGAAACAGGGTGAACTCGGGTTGCAGAACACCCTTAAGGCGATGAACGAAATTAACCACATGCGGGCCACCCCTGCCAAGGTTGCGCAGACCCATGTGGACAGCGACCTCCTGCTCACGTCTCTTCAGCAGGCCGGTGTCATCAAGAACACCGCGAAGCTTTCGCCGGATGAGGATACCGCGGTTGCCAGCATTCGTTCCCAACTCAAAGAAGCGCAGCAAGCGTCTGGCCAGGAATGGTCCTTGGACAACACCAAGAAACTCATCGCCCTGCTTGTTCAGAAGGTAGTCACGGATAAACACTGGTATGGTGATGATACCAAGCGCGTGTTCGAATTGCGCAGCAGTGGTGCAACCATCCCGGCACAGTTTGCCGCAGACATGGAGACCAAAGCCAAGGCACAGTTCCTGCAGTCAGGCGGAAAGGCGCAGGACTACCGCGGACTCGACCCAACCTTGCTCTACCAGCTCTACTATAACGCAAGGCAGCAGGGCATCATTGACGCCAACGGCAACTACAAGCCGAAGCTCAGTTTGACAACCACGCCCAGCCTTCCGACCTCCGCCCAAAGGGGACACTGATGCCTGACCAGCTGGACGACCTCCTCGCACAGAGTCAACAGGACCTGGAGAAGGTGAACGGTCTGCAGACCGGCCTGTCCTACGGGGTGCAACAAGATCCCACCCAGGCAAGGTCCCAGCAGGTGACGGCACGCGCATTGGGGGTTACGCCAGATCTGGTGCAACAGGATCCTCAGGGGTTCAACCGCGCGGCTAGGTTGAGCAACTTCGATTTTAACGCCTTCGTCCGTCAGTATCCTAAGACTACCGCCATCGCCACGAACCCGTTCAACGCAGCCGCGATGCACGACGACCTAGAAACCTACAAGGACCTTGAGGATCAGTTCGATAAAAGAACTCAGGCCGGTGACTTCAAGGGTCTTACTGCATCGCAACTCGAGGCTGTGAAGCAAGACGCCATCAACCGTGGGGTCTATAATAGCAAACTGTCTAGTGACGGTGAAATCATGGCCGACATCACTGACAAGATAGGTGACGTCAACCGTGCTTTTTTCGGTCCGTTCACTGAGTTTGCTAAATCTTTGACCCCCTCACCTGATGAGGTTACCAAGGTCCGTGGTGGTCTGCCGTGGTGGTTGGATCCAGGTGCTCTCGTCCATGCGGCCGCGGACAAAATCGAGTGGTTGCTAAGTACTGGCCAGATGGCATCTGCACCGCAGCAACTCAAGGACCCGGCCACTGGTAAACTGTTCGACAATCCGCTCTACAAGGCGCCGAGCATCCTTGGACAGGTGCCCGGAATGGTCGGCACCCTCGGTGCGATGGTTGCTGGTGGCAAGTTCACAGCACCACTCTTCGCCTTCAACGCTGACAAGGCCAAGTTCGATGAGGTGATGGCGAAGACGGGTAGTCTTTGGAAGGCATCCGTTGAGGGGCTTGGTACGGGGTTGGCCAACCTGGCCTTGTTCACGCAGGTCCCTGGTCCGGTTACCGTTGAGGGTCAGAGTATTCTCAAGACTGCCGCTACACAGACGGCCCGTGCGGTGCCTCTGTCCATGGGCATGACTGCCATCGACAACACGTTGCGCCAGCTGCACGAGCCGGACGGTAACCTGTGGAAGGGATGGTCGAACCAGTTCATCACCTTCGCCCTATACGAGAACGTCCATACCGTGAATGCCATCGGCGACAGTCTCGTCAAGTCTCACCAGAATATGCAATACATGAATGACCTTGCTGACACGATGAAGCGGTCTCGGGTTCTGGCTGAGGACCCTCAGGCATTCCGTGACCACCTCGCTCAGTTGGCAGATGGTGCTGAGGTTGCCATCCCGGCTCGTGAGTTCACCCGCTACTGGCAGGGTCAGGGCGAGGACCCTGTGGCCAAGGCGCAGGAGATGGGCATCGGTAACTTCGAGGAGGCCAACGCCACAGCCACTGACCTGCGTGTGCCGGTGGACAAGTTCCTGACGTCGACCGTGGATACACCCCACTTCGATGGTCTGGCCAAGGATGTGCGCCTGACGCCTGGCGGGTTGACGATGAACGAGGCCGATGCCCAGGCGGAACGGTTGGTGCAGAATGTCCAGGCCGCCAAGGACCAACTGCAGAAGATGTCAGAAACTGATACTCCGCACCCAGATCGTGAGGCAATCCAGGATAAGATTAAGCAGCAGCTGCTGGACGCCGGTGGTGAAGCTGCCAAGACCGCCGATGCGACGTCCAAGATCTTCACTAACTTCGCTATTAACTTCGCCGAGCGCGCTTCAGGAAAGACACCCGACCTCATCACCCCCAAGGACATCGCCGCCAGGTTAGACATTGGACGCGGCCTTCCGACACCAGGAGCATCAGATGGACTTCCAACCGATGGACGACGAGCACAGGGGCCGGTTCGCGGCAATGCTGGCAGCGGCCAAGCAGCGCGAGGACTCACTGCGCCAGAACATGAAGATGTCCGAGCAGCCCGCGTCGCTGATCTCCAGGGTCGGGACGGCGCTGAAGTCCTTGCTTTCACCAAACTCGGCGACCTCAAAGGTGCCGAGCGCACCGACCTTACCACCCCGCGTCTAGGTCTACCCGCCACCGGTTACGTCGATGGCGACCAGCTTGGGGTCAGCGTCTACAAGGATGGGGTCCACGCGTGGGTTACGGCGCAGGTGCGAGACGGCCACCTCTACACCGGCACGTTGGATCAGTCCTCAGACACTGGCATCCCCGGTATTGGAACCGATCTGCTGCAGTCGCTGGGCCAACTGGCTGTGGAGAGGTTTCCCGAGTTAAAAGACGGGAACCTCTACGGTGTGGCTGGTGGAAAGATGCGCGGTGGCCAACTCTACAGTGAGGGCATCGAGCGCACGCGCAACCGCTTCACCAACACGATCTGGGATGGGGTCAAGGTCAGCACGCCGATCAGTGACCTACTGAATACTGACTTCAACAGTCCGATCGACGTCAAGGGTGACGGTGGTGATCCCATGGGGCGGATGCTCTACCAGTCTGGTCCTGTGTTCTACTCCGCCTTGGACCGTGCTGTGCAGGACCCGGCCATCGAGAAGTTGGCCGGACGTGATGGCACCGCGAACACGGAGCAGGTCAGGTCCTGGCTTGCTGCCCGCCAGAAGGAGGGCAAGTTCAAGCAGGCTGAGATGGATGCCATTGGGGTCAACGACTACCTCGATCTTCAGGGCAAGACGACCGGCATCGATGAACTGCGACAGTTCATCCAGGAGGGTGGTGTCAGGGTTGAGGAGAAGATCCTGGGCGAGGGTGAACCCATGCAATTCCTGCCCACTCAAGAACTGCGTAACGCAGTACTGAAGTTGGAGGGTGTGGGTGACATTAACGTCATGGCCCCTGCTGAGGCCTATTCGCAGAGTCACCCGTTTGCCATCGACGGAGACCCGGCGACCCTTAGTGATGTGATTAAATTCACTGAAGCTGCTGAGGACTCTGGTTTTATCACTAGCCGCCAAGCTGCGAACGCGCGTTTTGCCGCGATCGATCTAGAGGCGCACTTCTTCGAGCTCGTATCTAATTCAAATACCACAGACACAAAGTATCAAGACTACACCCTCCCCGGTCCTAAGGACAACTATAAGGAAGTGCTCCTTACACTGCCCGTGAAGCCTCTACCTCCCGGGGTCATGGGGAAACCTGAGTCCTTCCAGTCCAGCCACTTCGACCAGCAGAACATCCTGGCCCACGTCCGTCTTGATGAACGACCCGGTCCTAACGGGGAACGAATGTTGTTCATCGAGGAGGTGCAGAGTGACTGGGCGCAGAAGGGGCGGAAGGAAGGATTTAAGGGCGATGTTCCACGCAATGAGCAGATCAAAATCCTCCAAGATAGCGGTTGGCATGTTGAATCAACTCCATTCGATTGGAGCGCCCCGTCTGATGACCCCACTAATCAAGGATTTCACGCTCAAAAATATCTGAATATGCCAGGGCCTCGATTCAGGACCGAGGATGAAGCATGGTTGTGGGTCTTAAATAATGAGATGGAATCTAAAAAGGTCCCCACCGCCCCCTTCGTCACCGATACCAAGGCCTGGACGTCCCTCGCGGTGAAGCGCCTTCTGCGCTATGCGGTGGACAACGGGCTCGACCAGGTGGCCTTCGTGACGGGGCAGCAGAGCGCCGACCGCTACAACCTCGCACAGGCAGTCTCGGCTATTGGCTGGTCCGGGCGCACCAACCGCGAGGGTGACCGCACTGTGGCATTGCAGGCGGACGGTGGTAACATCAACATGAATGTAGACAAAGACGGCGTGATCAAGACCGCCACCCGCCACCCCGATGAACTCGTTGGCAAGACATTAGAGGAGGTTGCAGGTAAGGAGGTTTCAGAGAAGATCCTCGCATCGGACCCTGAGAAACACGGCGAGATTCGCAAGGACGAACTCATGACCCTTGGTGGCCAGGGCATGAAGGCCTTCTACGACAAACTTCTTCCTTCGGTTGTGAACGACGTGGTAAAGAAGTTGGGTGGTGGGAAACTTGAAACCTTGAAGGTTGCCACCGATGAAACACCGAAGGCGGGTGGTGCGGCAGATACCACCTACACCGACCAACTTGGTCTCAAGATCACGCCTGAGATGAAGGCCAAGATTGAGGCCGGCCAGGCCTTGTTCCAGCCACCGACGGCCGGTAACGGTGGTGAACGCGGCTACCTCGAGTTCCAGAAGCAGGACGGTGGAAAGACTAAGTTCAACCTCGGCCTGCTCAATGATGACAAGTCCACCCCCATCCACGAACTCGGTCACTTCTACTTGGAGATGCTTCATGAGTTGTCCGGCACGGAAGGCGTGTCCTACCAGGTGAAGAGTGACTATGGCGTCATCCGCAAATGGCTTGGCGCTGAGGGCGATGCTCCTCTCACCGTAGATCAACATGAGCAGTTTGCCCGTGCCCACGAGACCTACATGCGTGAGGGCAAGGCGCCGTCTGAGGATCTGCGCACGCCATTTCAACGGTTCAGCGGCTGGCTCATGAAGATCTATAAGACTGCCGAGCAGCTCCACGTTCCTATGACCGATGAGGTGCGTGGTGTCTTCGACCGACTCTACGCTTCCGACCAGGAGATTGAGGCTGCACGCAAGACCCTTGGTGATATACCACTCTTCACCTCTGCAAAGGACATGGGTGTCAGTGAGAAGGAGTTCCTGGTCTATCTCAAGGCTAAGCAAGATGAGATCAGCACGGCCAAGGAGCGCCTCCTTACCACCCTCGCCAAGCAGCATGCTGACCAGCAGCGCCGCGATTGGCGTGAGAACCTTGCTGAGAAGCGGGTCCAGGTGGCCGATGAGTTGGACAAGGACCCAGCCTACATCGCCCTTCGTGCCCTGACCACCGGCGCTACCGAGGATGGGACTGAGGTCAAGCTCAGTCGCCAGGCCATCATCGACCGTTACGGCGAGGAGAAGCTGAAGGAACTAGGGCGTGGCAAGGGTTACGTCTACACCCATGACGGCGGTATGGACCCAGATGCGGCCGCTGTGTTGCTTGGTTTCGACTCAGGCAATGACCTGATCAATGCCATCTCAGGGCTTGAGGCGCGCGGCAAACGGATCGATCGTGAGGCCAATGCCCGCATGCTGACCGAACACGGGGATCTGATGTCAGATGATGCGGCCCTGCGCGCCAAGGCCGTCGATGAACTGCACAGCACCCGGCGTGAGGATGTGCTGGCCCTTGAGTTACGCAGCCTCAACCGGTTGAAGCGGACCGCTGACACCGTGAGCAATATGCGTGGTCGTGAGGTCGACCAGCAGCGCCGCGCGGATGAGACCGCCAACCAGCAGGATCGCGCACTTCTCAACAAGACGTCCAACCAGCAGGACACCACCGCACGTAAGGCCGCAGCGGATGAGATACCGCCCATGAGGTCCTTCCGCATCGCGGCCTCTGCCTTCGTAGACCATCAACCACTTGCCAACACAGACCCCAACAAATATCTTCTGGCCCAGCGCCGCCTTGCCCGCGAAGCATTTGACCTTCAGGGCAAGAACAAATATGCTGATGCGGCTGAGGCTAAGACCCAGGAGATTCTGAACCACTTCATGTATCTCGAGGCGAAGCGTGCTCGTGCCGCCGACGACAAACTCGAAGACCTGACAAAGAAACTCGCCTCACCTCGTGTGCAGGGAAACCTCGGTAAGGCTGGTGGAACCTACCAGGCGCAGGTCAACACCCTGCTCCAACGGTTCGGTTATGCCGACGCGGATCCCAATGCCCCTCCGCGCAAGGAGACCCTGCAGCAGTGGGTGGATGCACAACTCGCTGACAACAAAGAACCGGTCATCGCAGATAAACTTCTCGATGAGGGGTTCAAGGTTCCGCACAAACAGATGACCAACGCGGACCTGCGTGATCTGTCTGATGCCTTCAAGAATATCAAACACCTGGCCTACCAGGAGTTCAACGTTCTGCTGGACGGCAAGCGCGTAGACTACAAGGACCTGGTGGCTGAACTGGACTCCTCGGCTCGTGCTAACAACAAGGAGACGCCCCTTAAACTTCCCAACTCCACAGAGTCCGCCAAGGACAAGGCCATTCGCAAGTTGCAGTCTGCCGACTCCGAGATGGTCAAGGCTGAGCAGATCATTAACTGGCTTGATGGCAATGACCCCAATGGACCGTGGCACCGCGCCATCTGGGACCCCATCGTGAAGGCCCAGAATGCTGACTACGACCTCATCATCAAGGTCAACCAGAAACTCATGGAGGCCATGGACCAAATGCCGAAGGAACAGCAGAACAGCATGCTGGATACCTTCACTGTTCCAGGTGTCAAGGGTGATCTCAACCGTATGCAGATCATCACCATGCTCTTCAACATGGGCACAGACCTCAACCGACAGAAGTTGATCGAGGGTTACAGTGACTTCGGGTTCACCCCTGCAACCGTGGATGCGGCCCTTTCGAACCTGAACCACCACGACACCAAGTTCGTGCAGGGCGCCTGGGACACCCTTGAGATGCTGTGGCCAGACGTGGCGGCGCTCCACAAACGCATGACGGGTCTTGATCTGCAGAAGCAGGAACGCGTCCCGGTTACGGTCAACTTCAAGGATGGCACCTCTGAGACGCTGGATGGTGGTTACTTCCCACTAGTCGGGGCACCTGGTCGTTCAACCGTGGCCGTCAAGCAGGAGAGCAACGCCACGGCCTTGTTCGACTACGGTGGTGGTTACACTAAGGCCATCACGCCTCAGAGTCACACCAAGGAGCGGACCGGTGCCATCTACCCACTAAGCCTTGACTACCACACCACCCTGCTCAGCCATACCTCCGGTGTCGTCAAGGACCTCACCCACCGCGAGTCAGTCATCCTCATCAATCGGTTGCTTGGAAACCCTGAGGTGCGGAGGTCAATGCAGGAAACAGTGGGTGAGGCCTACTACAAGCAACTGGCACCGTGGCTCCGTAACATTGTGAACGACCGTGCCAGTCGTATGCCTGAGGCCGCGTCTCGTTACACTGACACAATGCTCGCGGCACGTGGCAACCTGGTGGCATCGGTGCTTGGTTTCAAATACAGCACGGTCATCGTCCAGCTCACAGACACGTTCCGCGTCGTCGGTCCTGGTGAGTATCGTGTTCCGGTGTCGACCTTCGCTGGTGCGTTCATGGACTTCTTGCGCCACCCCAACGATGTCACTAACCAGATCCACGCGTTGTCTGGTGAGATGCAGCATCGTCCTGAGAACCTAGACCGCGATATGCGCGCCCAGTGGGAACACCTACGTGGTGATGGCAGTCTCAAGGCTGAGTGGAACCGCAAGGCCTTCCATGGGTTGGCTATGATCGATGCCCTCATCTCGAAACCGGCGTGGTTGGGGTCCTACCGTGATGCCATCAGCAAGGGTAACGACCCAGATACCGCAGCCCGCATGGCTGACCGCACGGTCCGACTGACCCTCATGGCCGGCAACCCCAAGGACCTACTGGCTGCGCAGCGCAACCCAGACAAGGCGATGAAACTCATCACCATGTTCATGGGTGACGGTCCTGCCCAGTATGGTCTGCTCCGTAATGCCGTCCACGCGGGTAGCATTCCGCAGTTCACGGCCATCGCTGTGATGATGAGTTTGGCCAACATCATCGGCGACTCCCTCAAGGGCCAAACCCCGCAACCGAACGAGGACAAGCGGCTGTGGGCAGCACGCAAGGCGGCCCTGGCGTGGACCCAACCCATCCCCATCGTGCGTGATGTGGCGAATGCCATGGACGCGAAGGTGTTCGGCACTGGGTTCGGTGGTGACTACCGGTTGTCGCCCATCGTCAGCGTTATGCAAAAGGGCATCAACCTCGTGGATGACACGGTCAAGGTGGCTAGCGGGAAGGAGGAGTATCCAGACTACTTCGTTAAGGCGTTTGATGAACTAGGCACCCTGCTGGGGATTGGCGGCACATCTCAGGCAGCGGCCTCAGCCAAGTATCTCAGGCGCGTCCAAACCGGTGAGGAGCATCCTGCCAATGCCGGCGAGCTCATCTACAACACCATGGTCGGCAAACCAAGGAGCAAACGATGACAGTCCTCCAACCAACGTCAGACCCCGGAGGCGGTTATGTCGGTGGGTCGGGTGGTTACGTCAACCCGCTTACTGGCTCAACCACCGCGGCCAACAGTGACGCCCTGCAAGGTCACCCAGCAATTTACTTCCAGGTAAACTTGGGTTTCACCTACGTGGCCAAGCCAACCATCACTGGATCACGTGGTGGTAATGTGGCGCTGGCCTCACTGCTCACCGCACTCGTCTCCTACAACATCCTCACCGACTCCACCACCGTCTAAGGAGCACGCCCATGACCCTCACCGCCACAACTACGAAGGTTTCCTACCCGGGTCCGGGTGGCACGACCTTCCCGTTCAACTTCCCCATCACCGACGCCACCGACCTGGAGGTCTACAAGACAGACCTAACCACCAACCTTGTGGTAGGAAGCAAGCTCATCCTGACCACGGACTACGCGGTCACCGGTGTGGGTGGTGCCAGCGGATCTGTAGTGTTGACGGTAGACTTGGGCGCCTACGGTCTGCTCATTCGTTGTGCGGTTGCTGAGACCCAAACGGTCGCGGTGGAGGATACCGGTCCGTTTCTGCCGTCGGTCTACGGTCGTGCCCTCGATAAGTTGACCCGCCTGGTGCAGCAGACACAGGAGCAGCTCAGCCGCAGCCTGCATACGGCCATCTCGGGCCTAACCGCTGACTGGACCGTGCCCGAGCCTGGAGGCGACGGCTACGTGCTGGGCAACGTGGGCAAGAAGTTCGTCTGGCTGGCTGCGGCCTCGGCTCAACTCGCGGCGGATCTCCTCAGCACGGCTACCGGCATGGGCGCCTCCCTCATCGGCTACCTCGCTCCCTACACGGGGGCGGTGGCGAGGACTCAGGCTGCGAAGAATGCCGACTTTGTAAGCGTTCTGGACTTCGGAGCGGTTCCTAACGACACCAGCAAAGCCGCAGCTAATACCGTTGCAATCCAGGCCGCGCTTGATTCCGATGGCTTGGACCCGATTTACTTCCCCGCTGGTGCGTGGTATGTGACTGGGACTGGAGATGCCTGTCTGACGCTCGTTAGGAACCGCAATATTTACGGCGCTGGCTCTCGGCAGTCGTATATCCAGGGGGTTGGCAACTCCCCCACAACTTCGATCCTCAAGATTGCCGTAACAACGGCAGGGAACAATGGAGCGTCCGAGGTCCGCAACTTCTCCATGCGTGACTTGGGGATCAACAACTACACCGGGTTCCACGCTCTATACATCGACGCCACCAGTCCGACCTATAACGTGATGCTCACTTCAGTCTTTGAGAGGTTGAACCTTTACACGACCGAATCTTCAGGCGGCTATGCCTACCAAGCCGTTGGAGGCTTCGCCTTCAACACGATCAGGGAATGCACCCTTAGTGGGAGCATGTTGCTCTCTGGTGTAGCGGACGGGAACCGCATCCTGAATAACAGCATCATTTCCTCGACGCACTACGGCATTGAACTTGACATCGTTTTCGGAGCCTACCAGAACCGGGTTGAGGGCAACACGATGACCTTTGGCGAGGGTGCGATCCATGTGATCAACGGATCACAGGTCATCATCCGCAACAACCAGATGGAGCAGGGCGCGAACACTTCTCCCACCCACCCGGCCTACACGGTCAAAATCACTGGCGGGTCCAACAACCAGACCACCCCCTATCGTTCAAGGGATTGTGTGGTTGAGGAGAACAACTTCGGAGGTGGCCCCTTAGTTGAGACACTGTTGGGACTTGACTACGCGAGTGACACGAAGATCAGGAACAATGTCTTTTCTGGGGTCGGCCAGCTTCCGGCCAGCCAGGAGATTTACTTAACTGCGAACTCAAGCTACAACTACATCTTCACGGATAACGTCAGTCGGGCTACCAGCACAGCCAATGACAAGAAGGACAAGCTGATCATCACTGACTCTGGAGAGGGAAACTTCGGTTGCTCTCACGAAACTGGTGTTACCAGTTCCGGTGGATACACTTCAATCACATACTTCAAAGACCCCTGCACTGAGGAAGTTGTTCTAGGAGAGACCAGCGGCGGGGCAACGGCTTACAACACAGTGATCTGCACATTGCCTCCAGGATTTTACTCGGACGGATACCGATATGTTGTGTCTCCAGATCAAAACATCGGAGCGACTAGTTGCTTCACCGTCACTACAAACCCCACTGATGGAACCGTAAGAGTAAATGGAACGGCCCCAAGCGGGAATGGCATTTGTTATGGGACACGGTTTCCCTCAGCTCGCGTGGCTCATTCTCAGGCTGCGCCGTAAGCCTTGTGCAACCCTTGTGCAAGCACCCCTGAAAACAGGCGGCGATAAAGCGGAAAACTAGGAGCACCCCATGACCCGATCCAAAACCCTCGCCACGCTGGTATAGGTGGCGGCTAGGAGGCAGACATGGACTTCGACCAAGCATTCAGCCGACTCATTGACAGCGAGGGCGGCTACACCAACAACCCCACCGACCCTGGTGGTGAGACCAAGTTTGGCATCAGCAAACGGTCCTACCCTGACGTGGACATTGCCAACCTCACACTCGATGGGGCCAAGGCCATCTACCTGCGTGACTTCTGGAACCCGCTGGGAGACGCTCACCCGGCCATCAAGTTCCAGTGCTTCGACTTCGCCGTGAACTCAGGGATCGGCACGGCGATCCGCAAGCTCCAACTTGCCGTGGGCGTGGCCGATGACGGGCACTGGGGGCCGCAGAGCGCGGCGGCTCTCGCAGGCATGGACCTCAACGATGTGCTGATGCGCTTCGCAGCGCAGCGGCTCATCTTCATGACTTCACTCTCTACCTGGGACTCGTTCGGCAAGGGCTGGGCGCGTCGCATCGCCAAGGATCTTCTTTACGCAGCGGAGGATAACTGATGAGCGCCTGGGACAACATCAAACCGTTCGTTAGCAAGTTTGCACCCATCGTCGGGGCGGCTCTTGGCGGGCCGCTGGGAGGTGCTGCCGGGGCACTCCTGGCCAACGCACTAGGCGTGAAGGACGCCGACCCCAAGAGCATCGAGCAGGCTATCAAGA